TAACATTTCTGAACTTAATTACTTAATATTTTTTAAAATATTCCAAGAACTAAATGAAAGGGGAAAGTTAAATGCGAAATAATCCGGATGATATGGCTAATCAATTAGTCAACAAAATTAAGGTATGGCTAAGAGGAGAAATATCTGATGTTCATTCAAATCCACATGATGATGATGTGGACAGCAGAGAACTAGGTATTCTTGATGGCAGATACGAATGTGCTAGATCCTTAATTACTCAAATAAAAAAATGGGAGAATGGCTATGAGTAGAATTGATGCCTTTTTATTATTTGTTTTAGGTCTGTGTGTAATAATGATGGCTATTGTTACATTGGCAGATCCTAATGGATATTACATGCAAACTGTAGGGAGAATTTTGTTTACTCTAGGAATAGGATCTATAGGATTAACTATGATCTTAGTTGGAGTTACGAAAATGATTTTTAACAAAACAGAATAGGGGGAAGAGATACTCCTTTCCGGTGGGTAAAAGTGGATGCCTCGAGTTTACTTATTTTCTCTCAGCCGAAATGCTATACATCCCTAAATAGTTGTTCCCCCAATAATTTTATAATTGAAACAGCTATCATGGGTAAAACCTTAATCTCTTTTAAATTATGGTGGGTTAATGTATGGAAAGCCACAAATAAAGGCTCTCACAGCCTTGTACAGAGGGGTTGGCAGACCTCTCTGTACGAATACTACCAATCAAATCAGTTGCTCTGTATCAAGAGTATACAATTACAAAAAGGAAATCTTATGAACAAAAGTAAAAAAGGTGGTCACACTAGTACTTATGAATTTTTAAATAAAGATGTCAGAATTGCACACAAAGATCTTGTGGAACGTAACAAAAAAATGACACCTCAAGAACTAGGTATGGATGAAAAGTTTGAAGATGTCTCCACAGAATTAGCAGAAAGAGACAAAGAATTTGGAAGAGTTTCAAAGATACCTACTGAAATATCTAGTGGTTATGCAAATTTAATATACAACAATAATAATGGAGACTGATAAAGTTATCCACAGGCGAAAACCACAGAGTAAAACTTTACGTATACTTTTAAAAGAAAAGAGCCGGATGAGGAGACAACCGGCTCTTAATGTGTAGCATAATAAGAGAAATTATGAGTTACTCTTAATGAACTACTAATCCCCCCTAGACTAATAGTCAACTATTTCCCCAAAATTTATAAAAATTTTCTACTTTACTACAAATAAAATCAAAGTTTCCGGATGTTTCTATCCAATTCATTTCCCATTTCGTGAAATCTTTATCGTGAATAACTTTTATTAAAATTTCATATGCTGTTTTGTTGCCAGTATCTTTTACGTATGTAAAACAACCTAACACTTTTTTTCTTAAAATCGCATATCTCTCATGCGATGGATCGTTTGTAGCCTCAACTCTAGGATTATAATTCGATGCCCTTATCCCTACAAAGCCGGACTTGCAAAAATCAGAATACATAATATCTAAAGTTTTATATTGATTTAACGATATACTATCATGCATGAGTAGCCGGTCTAAGCATGTTTGATCTATAACTCTAACTCTAACCTTGTTGCTGTTGCCTATGAACTCTGCTTTAAGTGTATTGCCACCACCAGAGGGTGCTAGGTCATAGTCTTTTTTTTTAGAATTTTTAGAATTTAATTTCGTCATAATCTTCTTTATCATGCCAACTTTTAATTGTTTTTTTAGGAAAATTAACTTTTTTAGGTTTAAACATCTCTATTGCAGACGATAAATTTTCGTATCTAGACGTAAGTTTATCAAACTCTAACTCACACTCCCCAATAGAACCCACCCAAGAAAATCTACATTTCCAAACTAATATCTGACTAACATTTGACCCACTTGCATTAGGTCTGTGAACTGTTAGTCCAACATCTGATTTACTAAAAAAACTAGCTGATCCGGCAATGTCATAACCCTTTGGTGGTGGTACTGTTCCATCTTCTTTTCTAAACATTTTTTGAGGATGAGCAACAAACCAAATATGTATGCCATGTGCTTGGGCAAAAACTCTTAGCTTTGTAAGCATATCAGAGATCCAATCTGTCTCGTTTGTAGACATATCCTTTGCTATGTAGTTGTAAGGGTCTATTACACAGCCTCTTATGCCATATCTATAAACAGCAGTTTTCATTCTTTCCAAAATGCTATCTAACGTAGATAGCGATCCATCAGCTTGATATAAAAAACAAAAATTATCTGATACAAACTTTTTACCTTTTTCCAATTCAAGATTACTCATTCTCTCTGTACTGCCCTCAAAGAATGGCTTACCAATATATTTGCTTATTAACTTTGCAATATGTATTCGTGGTTCGTTTTCAAATGAACATATTCCAAATTTCCAACCTTTATCTTTAGCTATGTTTAACATTATCTGATCAACAAATTCAGATTTACCGGATGATGGATGACCGGTAACTACTGTTAACTGCCCCTCTACTACTGTGTATAAAGGGTCTACAGCCTTATATCCGGTGCTAGTGCCACTACCAATGCCATCTTTATAAATATCATCAACTTGATCATAAAAATGCTCTGCATCGTAAAGACCGGAAACCGGATAGGGCATAGGATTATCTGCTATTTCTTTTAATTTATCTTTGCCATGCAACATTAAAACTTCATTGGCATCTTTGCAGTCATTAGGATAAACTAATTTGTAGCATTTATCTTTGCCAACTCTTCTAGCTATTTCTTCTTCCATAGCTTGACCGGCTAAATCATTATCCATAGCGATAATTACTTTTTTACAAGCATCTAATTTTTCTTTTGAGTTCCAAATGAATTTAAATTTGCTGTCTTCTCGTGGATCAATCTTGCCATCTTTAACTTTCATTACAGCACCATGAGGAATTGAAACAACATTTTTATGACCCACTTCCATAAATGATAGGCAGTCCATTTCGCCCTCACAAATTATCATGTCTTCTTCTTTTTTTATGTTTTCAATATTGTAAAAGTTTGATGCCTTTCCAAAACTTGAAAACCCTTTTTCCGGAAAAGATCTAACCTTTGCAAACTGAAATAATCCTTTTGTGTCTTTGTATGCAAAGACTAAACAAGGCAGTTCTTTTTGTGCTGTGCTAATATATTTTTTAGTGAATTTTACACCGGCTATGTCTGCTGTATCTTTAGAAATTCCTCTGCTTTCCAAGTATTGCAAACTGCCATTATCTTCTGCAATAACATTCCATTTTTCTGTTTCGTAACTAGACAAAGGATTGGATGTTTCTTGCATAGGCTCACTCCTTACGATCTTAAATTTACTATCGTTAAACTTAATGCCACCATCTTCTCCACAATGCCAACAATTATAAAATATTGCATCAGAATTAACTTTTAAAGACAATGTTTTTTGATTTTTTTTCTTTCTTGCATGAGAGCAAAAAGGACAGTTTACCTTATGCTGACCACTCCCAAGCCTCAAGGCTACATCCTTGATTGAGTAACTTGTTTCCATAATTTTCTCCTTACTACACAATTACTCATTATTCTAAAAATAATTATTCGTCAATAAGAAATAAAATTAATCATATATATTATTATTATATATTTATATTATTATTATATATTTATATTATTAATATATATTTATATATATAATATATATTTATATATGGAAAATCACATACTCAATGCTCTTGTCTGAATAACTTTCTTTAATCTTTCCCCTAAATATCTCGAAACAAGTGGTTTGCTAGTTAATATTTCTTTTATTAATTTTGACAATCTTTCTGAGTTTAAAGTTGCTAAATCACAAACAGAAACAAAATCATCTGACATAATCCATTCTCCAACAGAAAGTTTTTCTTTCTTGCTACCTAGATATGCATCAGAAATCGCTTGGCAGATCACATGTTTCCAAAGTCGAGACTCTGATGTGAGTTCGTGGTGTGTCTCTGTCCAAACCCCAATAAACAATTTTTTGTTTGACTTGTCTGTCATTAACATAAATTTTCCCTTGCATACAATCTAGAATGACACTCTCGTCTAAATCCGGTCTTCTCGATGCATAGTATACAATTAACTCTACTTTTACGTCATTTTCAATAATATTTTCTAAAGTTGGGCATTGTTTGGCAAATTCTTTTTCATAATTTCTAGCTTTATCAGATTTTATTGAGGCAAATCGTTTACCAAAATTGACTATTTTTCTAGAGTTTGCCTTGCTTGCCGGTTCTCCGTAAATAATTAATGTTGTACTTTCTTGTAATTGTGTTGACATAGTTTTTCCTTGATGTATAAATAATTCAGCATAATAGGAGAATGACATGAAGATTACCAACAAATTTGGTATGCCACAACCATTTGTGGACTTTGCCATAAATGATAAATACAGTAAAGGGAAAGCAGACATATCTGTCACATCTTTGATAGATAGTCCTAAAGTTAGGATTATGAAAGATGTGCATAACGATGACATTGAAGTTGATGCTGTTGATATGGTTTGGGCATTGTTTGGTACTGCTGTACACTCTGTATTGGAAAGTTCAAACACCTACACTAGGATAGGTCATCCATCAGATAAAATTATTAACGAAGAAAGATTATATACAAACCTCAATGGTTGGGTTCTGTCCGGTGCAGTCGATAGACAAGAAATACAGAATGATATTCTGACTATAGTTGATTATAAAGTTACCTCAGTTTGGTCTGTGATATATGGGAAATCTGAGTGGGAAAAACAATTAAATTGCTATGCCTATCTTTGCAGACAAAAAAATAAATCAAGTAATATTAAATTAAACAGTTTAAAAATTTGTGCAATTTTGAGGGATTGGAACAGAAGAGATGCTGAAAGAAAAGAAAATTATCCACAAGCACCAATAGTTTTTGTAGACATTCCTATTTGGGAAGATAATGTCATTGACAAGTACATCTCTGATAGAATTTCTATGCATCAAGAGGCTCAAGTAAATTATGATTTAAATAAAGATTTGCCTTTATGCACAAACGAAGAAATGTGGAAAAAAAATGATACTTGGGCAGTTAAGAAAAAAGGTCAGAAGAGAGCATTAAGAGTTTTAGATAGTGAAGAAGAGGCTATCAAATATATGGAATGGCATAAAAAAACTGACAAAGCCTACGTTCAAAAAACAGATTTAGAATTAGAGTTTCGTGGTGGCGAGTACACACGATGTGGCAACTACTGTTCAGTTGCTGAATTTTGTCAACAATACAAAGAGAGGTTAATATGAAAGACAAAGTAAAAGTGCCTAAAAGGGTAGTAAGAAAAGTTAAGAAAAGTGGTTTAGTTAATCTTAAACCAAGAATTATGAGTGCTAGACCAAAAGATAGGTCTTTGATTGCAGAACATATTGCAGAGGCTACTAGTAAAGGTAAGACAAGTTATGTTTGTCTGCCTATTAGAATGTACATTGCTATTAGAGATAAAATAATAATGTGGTTAAAACAATGAGCGAAAGAATAGACCTTTGTTATTTGCCTACTAATGGTTTGTGTAAAATAAATGATGTCTTAGACGATAGTCACTTTCCAAGTAATAAAGAAAATATAATGTGCCAAGAATTAGTTACTTACGAAAGAACTGATGTAGGTATGAAAAAGACTACGTTTCAAAGAAACTTTACAAGTAAAAGCCATTACGACAGCACTAGAACTGAGATTTTTAGTTGGAGCAAGTAAATGGAAAATGCACTTGAAAAAAAAAGAGGAACTTATCTAGGTTTTTTTAAAGAGGGCATAGTTGATGTCTTCTTTAATAAAAATTTATATGAAGAAAAAAAGAGTTCTTATTATTATAAATTAGGATATCAGTTTGGTTCTTTTTTAGAAATTAAACTAAAGGAAAGAGAGGAAGAAAATGAAAGATGAAGTACCGGATAAGGTTAAGGAAACCTTAAAAGATATAGGTATGACACCACAACAAGCCGGTTGGAATTGTCATGGAACTTATGTTCTATTGCATAAAGCATTAGAAAAAGTAGCTGTTTATAAAAATATTGTTTTTGATGAGCCAAAGGTTTTAGAAAATAATTCTGAAAAGAAGATAGCAAGTCTTTTGGTTGTTGGGAAGATGGGAGATAAATCTGAATGGTCTATTGGAGAGGCATCCCCCTCAAACAATAAAAACAGCTATCCATATGCTATGGCTGAGAAAAGAGCCAAAGATCGTGTGATATTAAAATTAGTAGGTCTTCATGGAGATGTATATGCAGAAGATGAGGCAGATGCATTTAAAGAGGCTAGACCAAGTGATATCAAAGGTGGAACTGTAGATAATGGGATTAAAGAAGAAGAAAAGCCAATAGATCCCCCTAAAGAAAAAGCCATAGATATAAAAGATGTTAAGTCCGGTAAGGTAGAAAGCATACCTTTGAAAGAGGGTGTTGCTATTATAAAGCAAGTATTCCTATCTTTTATGCCGGAAGATAGCATAGAGGATCTGCGAGGGTTTAAGAACTCTAATGCAGAGGCTCTAAAGACGTTGAAAGAGTTAGATGCTATGGCATTTGGCGAGGTTTCAACAGCCTTTCTTGCAAGGGCAGATAAAATTAAAACAAATGAACTAGGAGAATAGAATGGAAACTGATTACCCACCAAGTGGAACCCTTTTTGAGGCTAAAGTTAGAAAGTCTGATAGGTCTCCGGATTACACCGGACAACTTGAACTACCAAAAGAGGTTGTTGATGATTTGGTCAAGCAAATCAAAGACGGAAGAACAAAGCCTAAGTTAAGTATTATAGGTTGGAAAAAGATTAGTGGCAAAAGTGGAAAGCCTTTTTTAAGTTTGAGAGGAAATGTTTTTGAGATTTATAATCCTAATGATCAAAATAGATCTACTCAAGATAAACCAATCACATCAAAAGATCATGATGCATTAGCTGATATATCATTTTAAGGGGGTTTCAAATGGAAGAAGTAAAAGCAAATACAGATGCTCTAGGTGTTCCTAGTGTTAACTTTGAGGCTGTCAAAACATCTATGATGCAAGACAAAAATGGAACTAACATTAGGTTAACTATACATCCTAATGACGTTCCACCACAGTTGCATAAAGATTGGGTTGGCTCTAGATACATGGTTGTTATGGTCAAATTAAATGAAGATGGCACACCGGATGGGAGTGAAGACAATGACATTAAGGAAATCTGATAACGATGCAGATACTGAGGCAGATTTTCTTACCTTTGATGCTGTAGCAAAGTATCTTTCGATAAGTAGAATGTCTTTATATAACCTTATTAATAACGAGGAAATTATATTTCCTAAATCTTTTAGTGTTACCAAAGCTGAAAAAAGAAAGAAAAGACTTTGGGATAAAGAAGAGGTTAAAGATTGGGTTAAATCCCAACGTAACGAAAAAGTTACGTAAAGTTATGACTAGGGTAAAATACGAGACGCTAGAAAACCTCACAGAGGAAAAAAACATATTAGGATACATCTCACAAAAGTGGGATGTATCTTGTTCTAAAATGCCAATATCATACAAGTTAGATTATGCCATGTACAGAAACGAAGATTTAGTGGGTTTTGCTGAAGTTAAATCTCGTACTCATGCCTTCAGGACATTTGACACATACATAATTTCTTTATCTAAAGTTATGTCAGCTAGGCGAATTGCATCTGTAACCAATACTAAATCATTATTAATAGTAAATTGGCAAAATGTAATTGGTTGGATTGATTTCTTTTCTGATTTCTCTGTTAAACAAGGTGGTAGATCAGATAGAAACGATTGGCAAGATCAAGAGCCAATGTGTCACTTTGATATTGATGATTTTAAAATAATTTCGGACTCTGTTTCATCGGCAGCCGAAACAAAGGAGATAGAAGAATGAGATTAGCAGATGGATTTGATGATGCTTTTGTAGGAACAACTATAAGTGCATTTGGTAGAAAACAAGTTGCATTATATGATTATGATAAATGCATATTAATACTTATGCACGACAATCACATGAAAGAAGATGATGCTATTGAGTATTTTGATTACAATGTTATAGGTGCTTGGGTTGGAGAGGGTACTCCAATATTTATAAATCAACATAGTGTAAAAAACATACAAGATTATAAGGAGGATGATGATGAGTAAAAAAGATAATGTAAACAAGCCTAATCATTATAGAAAGGGTAATGTTGAATGTATTGATGCTATCAAGTCAGCCACAGGAGTAGGGTACGAGTATTATTTGCAAGGAAATATTCTCAAGTATGTTTGGAGGCACGAACATAAGAATGGATTAGAAGATCTTTTAAAAGCAGAATGGTATCTCAAGGAACTAATAAAAACAAAAAAGAAAAAATAAAGCCGTCTTTCCCGTACCGGGGTCTAGTTGAACGATACTAAAAGTTTACGTAAACTTTTACTACTATCATGCATCGTATACAGATCTATCTTTCTTTAAGACCCACTTCCCTCATAAGCACAACACCTTTCCTCATGAGTTCTTGTATCTTTTCAGTTCTAAGTTTTATCAGCTTTGTTCTAGTTTCATCCGGTATTCTGAGGTTTCTTTCCAACTCTCTTATTTGCCTTAACATTCTATTTCTAGCATTGTCTATAGCTTTAAATCTTCCATATATCCTTAACTCATCTCCGTACTTAGCTCGAAGCCTACTCAGATCCTCTGCATCGCCTCTTCTATTAGCTAAATCAAGTCTAGCGAATATTGTAAACAATCCTTTTCTATTTTCTAAATAAGTTTGTGTGTCCACTCTTTCAGACGGCTGGGCAATAACCTTACGTAAAAAAGGTATTCTTGATTCTATATTACCATCGAAGTCTCCGGTTATTATATCCGGTATAACTCCAAAAGCTAAATTTCCAGTTCTGTTAACTGTAGCACCGGCTCCACCTATTGCGAACTCAATCCAATATTCAATAACATCCGGAGACCAATCAATTATACCACTTTCAACTTCATCTCCACCGGTAAAACTATTTAACTGATCTACTATAAACTTAGGTATAGTTCCGGTATTTCCCCAATACTGTTGACTGTCCGGTCTAGGCGAAGATGCGTACATAGGACTTTCTTTGTATATAGGATCTCCTCTATAGTTTTTGTTTACAAATAATTCTATAAAAGGATCTGCTACTGTAGGAGTGGCATATGTCTCCCAATTTTCTATAGCACCAAATGGACTTAATGTTTCCATTGTTGTGTTGAATATAGAGCCACTTGCTTGACCAAATGTATACTCACCACGAGTGTAGCGACTTAATGATCTGCCTAAATTCACAGCCATGTTTAACCCGTAAGCCAATGGTATCTTAACAAACTTCTTATCTGACAATCCCATACTTGGAAATATTAAGTTATGTTCTAATGTGTAATCATCTAAATCGTCATATTGTTTAATGCCATTTTCATCTTCATCATCACTAACCATTGCCATAAGTTGGTCTTGGAGTAAGCCATAAGCAATCATACCTAACCATAGTTTTCTAACTCTAGGAGACCTTTTAGCCGCCATTAATAAAGCCATACTTCCTTGTAATGATGCATTATAAAATAAGTACAATGAATTCATTGCAACTTTATCTTCTCCACCTTTTGCAAAGTTTACTGTTACGTCTCTCGCTGCTTCGGCAGCCCTTGCATCAGAGAAGCCTCTTTTTTTCAAAGCTGTGAACGTAGCGACACGAACACCATTCTCAACTGCTGTATTGTAATCATCTAAAAACTTTAATAATTTTTTAAACCCAACTTTATGAAAACCTTGATTTTGTGTGCCACCAATGTCATTTAACAGCTTGCCCATATTTTCCATCTGGTCTTGTACACTAGACATCATGTTTGTAGCGTTCTTGCCACCGGCTTTAACAAACTTTAAATATTCCTGCGACCAAAAACTATCCGTATTTTCAGTTCTTAAAACATTTCTTATACCTAATATGGCTTTACCTGTTGATAATCCTATCTCTTTTGTAATGCCCTTTAAATCATATTGCTGGGCGTTAACAAGAGCAGTTTCTAAGTCTTTGGCTAAGTTAGGTAACACGAAAGCTGGGTTATATGTTGTATTAACATTTGAAAGCCATTTGTTTAATTTACCTAACATTCTAACAAGACCACTATTAGTTTGTGGCTCTGAGTGTAACTTTAATGATCTGGCTATTGATCCACTATAAATGTTTACGTAAACTTCTTGACCATTTTCCTTTACTGTAAATTGATTAGAGTTCATAGGGTCTTTAGTTGCTATATAAGCAATATTTTTTGACATATCTGATGCCAACTGATCGTTTGTAGCGACAGTTCCATCTTGACTTTCATTCTCTCCCCTTACTAACTTTAAAAAAGATATACCTACTTTATTTCTTTCACCTCTATCAATAGCACGCTGGTTTTGAGCAATAGCAGATGCCAATATATTTTCTGCATATTTAGTTCCTCTACCTTTTGCGCTTCTATCTTCATTACCCATAGCGCCAAATAGATTAACTGTTTTTCTCTGTCTATTTAATCTGTCGTCAGTAGCTTCATCAACTGCATCCATGTCTCCTCTAAGTGGGACATAATTTTTGTACTCTACTCTTTTATCATATGTTTCTTGTGTAATAAGACCTGACTCAAGTCTTTTAGCATTTGTGCTTTCTATTAAATTTTTTGTAAGATCAACTATATTATTAAATATAGTTTTATTTTCTGCATTTAATCCATCAAACCATTGCAATATTGCTGTAGCTTCTGCATTAGACATACCTGAACCAAGTGGTCTTTTATGATCTTGTATAATCTTTTTATTACGCTCTTTAGCATGTCTAGCGTATAATAATACATCAGCTAAAACTAAATTATTATCAACTCCAATTTCTAAAGCTGATTTTACAAAACCTTCTTGTTCTGTCTCTTTTGCGGCGGACTGAGAAAGAGCAGATAAATTGTTTATTTGATCATCAGTAACATTAACTTTTTGTATTTCTTCTAATATAGGTTTTACTATAGTTTCTTCTAAGTCAGTTAATTGTGCGCCAGTAGTTCCATGTGAATTCTTTTCTTTTAAATATGTATCAGCAACATCAGATATATTGTATCCCTTATCTCTGAGAGAATCCATCATGTCACCAATAGGTTGAAAAGAATCCTGAAACTTTGTTACTATTCTATTAGCGGCATCTCTTCTAGTCTTTCCCATCATAGGAAATGATTTGCCAAACTTATTTATTATACTTTGTGGAACTATTTTTAGTCCCTTTTCTATAATACCTGCTAAATTATTGTATCTTATATTTTGTTGTGCTTCTTCAATATGCACATCATTTTTTATAGCTGTTTGCTCTCTCTGAGTTGCTCCTGTAAGACTAGCCCTTATGGCTGATTTTCTAATCTCAGTTCCTCTGGGAGCGACTCCTCCAGTTCTGCCGTCATCGGTGGGATCCCCTCTGGATAAGCGAGATCTAGATAGTTCTCTCTGGTAACTGGAATCTCCAAGCTCTGCAGATACTGTATCAGACTGTCCTGACCACGCTGGCGCTTCAAATCCTGTTGTCGTTGCATCTAAAACCTCCTGTCTTGCTTCGTCTATGTTTATATTGCCTTCGGTATATCTATCCCAAATATTTTCTATTTGAGCTACTTTTTGATCATTTGATTTAAATGTATCTTTATATAATCCTCTTATTGCTTCCCATGTAATAGACTGCATTTGTCTAGGTAGTATGCCTTTTTCATTTGCGGCTCTTTCATAAGCCTCTGCTAATAAACCATAAGTACCATATGATCCTGAAACAGATGAATTTGGTATAATACCAAACTTTTCTGCTCTACCTTTCTTAGTATATAGCCCAAAATTATGGTCAACTTCTAAAGATTTACCACTTAATGGCTTTAAATGAGCAGCCGCAACTGCATGCGTGTCTATGGTAGAATGACCGTCTGTAGACATAGGAGTAATTATATTATTATAAAAACTTCTTATTTTATGTCTTTTGCCCATAACTATAGATATGTTTTCTAAAGATGGATCATCCATAACATCAATAGCTTTTGATATCTCAGATAAACTTCCCCATCCTGTTTTCTTAGGCTGACCATTCTTTGTTCTTGCATAATCTAAGAAATCACCTTCAGGTGTTACTATTCTGTGACCTCTGTCATTATATGTTTCATCGAATATTCTTATCCACATAGCTTTATGCATAGGTAATTCTAAGCTATTTAAGCTATTTGAGTTTCTTCTTGGATTACTTATATGATTTAAAGCGGCTTTATATTTATCTTTGCCAAATAATTTTCTAGCAGTCTGCATCATCTCCGGGGTGAACTGTATGTTACCAAAGTTTTTAGTTATGTCTAAAACTCTTTCAGCCAATGATACATTCATGTACCAATCTTTTTGTGGAGATTGAGCTGACATGACAGCTGCTATAACTTCAGGTCTATATCCATACTCTTGAGAAAATCTATCCACTATAGCTCTAGCACCATCATACCATCTAGAAGATCTGTCTCTTGTTTCTGGGTTTATTGAATCATATATAAATAAAAGATTGTCTTTTGCTGCTTCAATATAATCTTCTATTATTTCTAAATCTGAAAAGTTTGCGTAAAGTTTTGAGTTTTGAGATATATTATATCCCTTAATAAGGTTGGCTGCTTTTTTTGCAAGCTCTTTATCATTTCTAATTGCATCTCCATTAACAAACAACAAGCTCTGTAATGGATCATCTTTTCTTGATTGCGCTGTGGGAAACCTTGTACTTATAGTATGCTCTTGCCCCCGCGCTACAACAGCAGACCTCATTAATCTAGTAGCGTCATCTCCACGCTTTTGATTAACTTTATCTTTATATGCCTGATTATATTTTTGAGGTTGATATGTTTCTGCTATTTTTAAATCATTAAACATAGCTGCGGTAAAGCCACGACCTGCTGATTTAGCCCAGTAACCACTTGCACCAGACTCTTTTATCATGCGTTCCATCGCGGTTGTTATATAAGCTACTCTATTTGCACCTGATAAATTAGGCATTTCTTTTGTAGCCTCTGCATTTGCTAATGCGTTGTAACCATTTTCATCTTTTGCCCAATTATACATATCATTGTAAGGCACTTGTATTTCATAAATGTTTTCACCAACATTTGGTTCTGGATTATAACCATCAGGATCTGTAATATTTATGGCGTAATAACTTCTAGCAGGATATCCCGGAAAAGTTCTTCTCCTCTCTTCACCGCGCATGAATAGGTTAGATCTTTGTTTTTCTGGATCTACGCTTTGTAGGCCCTCAATAGGAGAGAAATGCGTAAGTGTTACTGTACCTTCCTGCGTAACTTCAGGTTCGCTCCTCTCTTGTAATGGTTTGCTCTTGCTAAGTACATCTGCTTGTCCTCCTCCTCTTCTCTCATATCTTCCTCTGTCGCCGGAGTCATCTCTAACTCTACTAAATTGTTGACTTCTTCTTTTAACTTGTTCATTGATTTCTCCTTCTATGTCATTTGCTAAACCATCTTCCATAACAAAATCTGATAATATTGTTACTTTTTGTTCAGCGTATTGTGTTTCTTCTGCTTTGTTTTTACTGTTTCTGTTTTGCTCACCTACAGCATCACTGTAGTTTACCCATGAGTTTTGACCTCTTGTTTCTGTAGTCATAGCTTTAGCGGCTAATGGGCTATACATTCTCACATGAGCCTGCCATGCGTTCTCTTCTCCTCTTGATGAGAAAGTAGCACCCTCTAATCCATGACCAAAGTAATCATGAACTATTCTAAACAAGTCATTATATCTTAAGTCTTGACCATCAACTATTTCTCCGGTCTTGGCTAACAATGGATTATTATCTATATCTTCCTGTGTGAAAGGCTCAGTGCCAAAGCCTGAGTCTGTTGGATACACCCACATATGATTATTATTATGAAGATCAGATAACATATCTTTTGATCCATTTGGATATGGCTCAGACTGACCATCTTTAATCATCTCTATTTTTACGCCTGTAGCCTTTACAAACTGCCATTGCTCAAATGTTTCATCGTTCATAGCTTTATAAGCTTCTTGGACATCAGGATTAAATGGATCATGAACAGCCATGTCAAAATCATTTGCAATTCTTTTTGCTAAATCAACATCAACAGATACATATTTATCTTGTCTTCTAGGGGCAATATTCTTTAAAGCTAAATAATCTGCTTTTGCTTTTTGCACTCTATCTAAGGGCCCTAATGAAGAAGAGAACAAACTAGGCAATCTATCCATACTATATTTGTAAATCACATCTGATGGCGCACCACCTTCAACTTTAGGAGCCTCTGATTCAAGCCAGTAATCAACCTCTCCGCCTTTACCATATACTTGATTGCCAATAAAAACTACTCTACCACCATTATACCCCTTAACCGCATAACCATCAGAGTCAGTAAATAAATGAGTACCATTTACTTGCGCTCTATTTTCATTACCCATAAATCCCGGATTAAACCCAATTATATGATCTGGGCTATCAACTATGTCTTGTATTTCTTCTCTTGTTAACTGTTGTATTTCACCTACACCAGATGCCATAGGATGTTTTGCAACTTTGCCATTATATATATCGGCTCGAGATGATTGTTTTATGTCAAACTTTACATCATTAGCTAATGCCACTGTATGATCATAACCAACAGCTTCACTATATTTAGTTCTGTCTTTTGTATTTACATTGTGTATTGATTGAGTAACTTGTTTCTTACCATTAGCAAGTGTAATAAAACCATTTAAATTAGGTCTTATTCCAACCAGTGTGCCATTTGGCATTGATCTGTTTTTAAATGTTTTAAGTTTAACATTCTTAGGCATAGCCTCATAATATTCTGTATCACCTAATACTTTTGGTATGTAAATTCTAGAATTCCTTACATCTTCTCTTTGATTAACATCTAGGTAATCTCTATCTGGCCGATCTTCCCTAGCTCTTCTGCCTATTTGTTTTTCTTGATCAGTTGTTTGTATATTATCAAATATAGCATCTATATCTTTAAAGCCTTCGTTATTATGAACCGTAAAAATGCCTTTAATAAAACTAATAATTTTATCAAATAATGATTTGGGCTTTCCACCAAGATTTAATTTACCAGATGCATAATCTCTATACATCTCTGCTATAGCTTCCTCTGCTATTTGATCTTGTGTAAGTCCTTGATTAGAGTACATACGGGTCGCTCTATCTAGATATGTGTACTCTCTTACTTGTTTCTTGCCTTTAACTACTTTTACATATTTTCTTTTAGCTACAGCTTTTTCTAAAGCTAGATATTCTTCATTAGTAAACAATCCTAAATTTTTAAGTGCATGTATAACTTCATGATTCATCACACCTGATAATTTTTTCTGCAACTCAAGATTGCTCATGCTTGGATCATATATCTCCATAGCTAAAGCTATTATCTTTTGCCCATCTTTAGTGGCTTCAAATGTTCCTTCTGTAATACCTATATCAGCTTCAGCAGCATTAATTGATCTTTCTAATTCAGTTTCATCAATTAAGTCTTTGCTACCAAAACGTATATCAGCAAGACCTATTCTTGTTAACTCTCTTCTTAATGCGCGTAACACTTGCTTTTGTTTTAATTTATATTCTTCTTTAAGCTGTAGATCGGCACTATTATCAAATGCTTTCTTTGCTACATAGTTAGGAACTATGTTAGTTGCTTTAATTTTATCTTGTTTTTCATCTAGTCTTGTAGCTTTGTTCTCTAAATCAAAAGCCATTCTTTGTATGTCAGAATACTCTTTTCTTAATATTTCTAACTGCTGTCTATTAGTTTCTAGCTGTATAGCATCATCTTTATATTGCTCTTGAGCTTCTTCTAAAGTTTTTTGAGCTTCAATATTTCTTTTTGCTAATTCTGTTAAACCAGAAGCTTGACTCTCCATATCAGCACCTGACTCTTTTTCAACAACTCTAGAAGTATATTTACCAGCTTTAATTATCTTACCATTCTTTACAACAGGTGGTGTGTATTGCAATGCACCTTTAGCTAACAAATTATTTAATACATTGTCAGCTTCTTCATTAGACATCTTAGTGCCTGTAAGACTAAAGTTAGGAAATAACTTATTTATTCTAGCAGCTATACGTTTTACTTCTGCTCTATTAATAACTTTTGCTTTTAAAATTGTCTCTGTAAATTTATTAGCGACACTCTTAGCATCAACATCTTCTATCTCTGGAAAATAATCTTTCTTTTGTTGTTGCCCTGTCAATATAGGCTTTTGTGTTGCTCTTTCTCTATTAGCAGACTCAATACCAACAACTTCTTCTATCTCTTGCAATGTAGCTGGAGCATCAACTTCAATATTTTTACCAAAGTCAACTCTTGCTTTTCTAATCTTATAGGCTTCTTCCTGTGGCAACTTTCCTAGTTCAACAGGCAAAAATGGTGACTTTAATTCTTTTGATGCTTCAAGTGTTTGATTAATCTCTTCTTGTTTTTTTATTTCGTTTTGTAATTTTTTCTCATTATCTACAAAGTTCTCTGTGCTTTGATCGTTTGCAACATCACCAAAGTCAGATAGCTTTTGATCTTTATCAAATGTTTCGTCTACAATAGTGCTTTCTGGAGCAGGTAATTGTAATATTTGTTTTGATTTAATAAAATTAGCAGCATTTCTTAACTTTTCATTTGCTTCACTTGTTTCATCATTTTGATCTTCATCTAATTGTTGATACTTAGTGTCTAATTTTTTTAACTGTCTTCCTCTTATACTGTCTATTATAAGATTTAATGCAGCACCTGCACCACCACCATACACTGCATCATCATAAGCGCTTTGACCAACTTCTAAATCAGGATTATATAAATTCTTTTCTACTAAATCTTGTAATAAACCTGCTGCTAATTCTTGACCACCTTCAAATGTACCAGCAACCAAAGATCTTTTTAATTTACCACTTATTGTTCTTAATGCATCATCAACTTTATTTTTAGGAACCTTTTTTAATATCTTCATTGCTGTTCCTAAACTTCTGAACATATAAGATATTGGAGCGGCTTCTGATAAACCTATTACACCACTAAGAGCTATTGCATTTCTTTTTGTGTCTTCATCAATCTCTCCACCTTTTTCAATAAAATTTGCCATTCTATTCATTTGATCTTGAGATTGTAAAGCCGCACCTTGTGTAGCGGCTGTACCTAATGCAGAAAAACTAGCACCTTTTGATGTGGCACCCAATAAAGATGCACCTTTAGCCACCGCAGTAGAAGGTATGAGAAAAGAAAGCATAGAGCCAAATGCTTGACCTGACTTACTAGCAACACTTTCATTCATATCAAAAGTGTCTTGTATATATTCGGATGCATTATTTGAAAATGATTGAGCAGCTTTACCTATGCCGGTTGTACCTACATCTTCTCCAAGAACAGTTTCTCCTAAAGCGGCTAAACCACCGGGTATTTCTGTAAATGATCTGGCTACACCACCAACTGTAGACTTAGCAAAATCAATTAACCCACCTTGAGAATCGTCTTCTTCTTCAGGCGCAATAGCTAAAACACCATCTTCCCTATCTACATATTGTTGTATAAAGGCATCTTCTTGATCTGTAGGTTGATTACCAGCTATGGCTATAGGATAAGTATTACCAGTGCGCTTGCTTGTTACATTAATTGTACCCATTAAGAGTTATCCAGTTTTTTTGTCTGACAAAGTTGCGTCTATTATTGGTATACGTAAACCCTTTTTATTTAAATAATTAATTAAAAATCTTTCTTCTGCTTTAAATGCAGCAAGTTCTTCTGGTTTTAAATCTAACACCACAGAACCCATATCACCTTGTTTGCCATATAAACGCTCTCTTACGTCATTTAATTTATCATAGGCTTCTTTAGTCGTAAGTTGTGTTTTACCAACAGCAGTAGCTAACTTAGCTCTAGCATTAATTAAACTAGTAACTCCATCAGAGTATCTTTGTCTTGAATCTCCAAGTGTTTTAAGTCCAGCTCCAGCAGCTTCACCGTAACCCTTTTGATCCATTAAGTTTAAACCTACTTGTGCTAATGCCATATACTTATCAAAATCTCTGTCTTTTTTTAATTGAGCCATAAGATTTATAATTTCTTGTTCTGTATTTCCTACGCCTGCACTCTTAGATCCATCGCTGAATACATAATTAGATTCTGGTTTTTTTTCTTCTACTTTATTTTTTTCTTTAAATTTTTCAGTATCTTCTTTTTCTTTATTAAATTTTTCTTCTTGCAAAGCCTTATCAGCAAATATATTTTTCTTTTTCTCAGGCTCTTTTAACTCACCTTTTTTAATTTTGTCTTCTATATTTTTCTTAATAGTAGGGGATTTAATTGTATCTAAAATATTTAAGTTTGACTGCTCTCCATAACCATCACTATAAACATCTTGATTACTTCTTGCTGGTAAACCTTGCTTTTGTTTAAATCTATTTACAAATAAAGGATCTTGAAAAGCAGAAAACCCACCATCTACTCTATTATCTTTAAATCTATCTATATCATCTTTTATTGTAGGTTGATTTCCAAACATTTTTCCAATGATATTAGGATCGCTTTCACCGGTAACAAAATCTAATTCAGTTAAATTACCACTATCTTGAAGCATTTTTAATGTTTTTGGGTCTAATTTATCTGTAGCATCTTCTGCCATTAATTTATCGTCTAATGATTGTGCAGATTCAGTAGCTGCATTAGCATTAGATATGCCAAATATATTACTTAAATCTATACCTCTTGCACCCATGTTTCCTGCTGTAGGAAAAGATAGATCAGCTGTTAATTTTTCACCACCGCTTTTATCTCCAGACAAAGAATCAATACCAGATAATAACTCATTTACTTTTGTTGTGTCTTCTGTATCAGAAGCTGCTACAGCACTCTTAATAAGATTAGGCCCTAGATCACCTGTGTAGCCTTCAAAGTTAGCTATAGCAGGTATTAAAGCCTCTTTAACAGATGGTTTGCTAAAGTCAACAGGATCATCAACACCAACACCTAAAGAATCAGCTACCATTTTAGCATAGTTATCATTATTTTTATTATTATCAAATGGCGGAGCATATCTATTAATAAAATCTCTAACTGTTGTTATACCTTTATTAGCATATGTTCCTGATAATCTAGACATAGCTCTTAAACCAAACTCTGGAGATGCGTATCCTGCATAACCACCTTGACCATCTGTCTCGCCCATAAACCCTGCTGGTCTAATATTACCCGGATTCATATTTCTATCTGCTAGTGATAAACCATTAGCAGCTTTAAGAACGCCACCTTCTGCCATAGCTTGAGGCTCTGCAGCTGGTGATTTTTTATTAAAAATGTCTGCAAAAGCGCCTAATCCTGCTATTGTTGAGTCAGGTCTTCCGTATGTATTTCTACCGGGTCTTTGCGGGCCCTTGCCACCAAACCCTAAAGGTCTTTTGTATTCCATGTCTGTCAAAATTGGATTAAAAGGTTGTTGTATAGGCATAGATGGTCTTGGCTGCATAACATTTGAATTCATTTTACCCATATTTTGCGCTACTGTACCTAACATTTCTTGATTGCGACTAACGCTTTCTGCTATTCCTTCTAACAATCCTCCTTCAGCATATCTTTCTACTTCTCCTCCAGACCTCATAGACTTAGGCATCATAGAGCCAATGCCCTCAGAATCTGCGCTTGCTGGAGCCATAGCTTCTGGCATACCCATCATACC